GCCTGATGAGATTTAAACTGTGCCTTTAACAAAACTACAATTCCGTCCTGGGATCAATAGAGATATAACATCTTTTTCTAATGAAGGTGGTTGGGTTGATTGTGATCGAGTGCGGTTTCGTTTGGGTTATCCTGAAATTATAGGTGGCTGGGAAAAGTATACTGATGAAACATATCTTGGCACAGCTAGGGGTTTATTTAATTGGGCTGCTTTAGATGGCAGTAATTTACTAGGGTTAGGCACGGAAGTCAAATACTATATAGAAGAAGGCCAACAATTTTATGATGTAACCCCTATTAGAAAAACTTCCACAAACAGTATCACATTTGCTGCTACAAATGGTAGCTCTACAATAACAGCTACAGATAGTAATCATGGGGCGGTGGTAGCTGATTTTGTAACAATATCAGGAGCTGTTAGTTTAGGTGGAAATGTTACAGCAGCCGTGTTAAATCAAGAATATCAGATAACAAGTATCCCTACCGCTAATACTTATACATTTGAAGCCAAAGATACATCAGGCGCAACAGTTACAGCAAATGCTAGTGATAGTGGTAATGGTGGCTCTGGGGTTGATGGTGTTTATCAAATTAATTCAGGCCTAGCAAATGGAGTCGGTGGCACAGGTTGGGGTGCGGGAACATGGGGCAGAGGTACTTGGGGATCTGCTGCTACTGTAGGCGTAACAACACAATTAAGGTTGTGGAGTCATGATAATTTTGGTGAAAACTTAATTATTAATCCGCGTGATGGTGCTATATATTACTGGATCAAAGGTGATGGTTTTTCAACAAGAGCAGTTGAAATTGGTGCAATAGGTGGGGCTAATGAAACTCCTATCATAGCAAAACAAATATTAGTCTCAGATGTTGATAGACATGTAATTGCATTTGGGACAAATCCTGTGGGTAGTTCTACACAAGACCCTCTTTTAATACGTTTTTCAGACCAAGAAAATGTTCTTGATTGGGAACCAACTGCAACTAATACTGCTGGCGACTTACGCATAGGCACAGGTTCACAATTTGTAAAAGCTATAGAAACTAAACGTGAAATAGTTATTTTCACAAATAGTTCTATACACTCTATGCAGTTTATTGGCAGTCCGTTTACTTTTGGTATACAACCTCTTGCTTCTAATATTACCATCATGGGTCCAAATGCAGCAGTTGCTGTAGAAGATGCTGTGTTTTGGATGGGAAAACAAAACTTTTATCTGTATGATGGTAAAACACAACAATTACCATGTAGTGTAACTGAGCATGTGTTTTTTGATTTTGATTTTGATCAGTTTGAAAAAGTGTACGCTGGTATTATATCAGAGTTTAGTGAAGTTATTTGGTTTTATCCTTCTAATACAAACTCATTAGCTAATGGTGGGACAGGTGAAAATGATAGATATGTCATTTACAATTACTCAGAAAACATTTGGTATTATGGTGATTTAGGCAGAACAGCATTTATTGATAGAGGTATAAGAGATTTTCCAATAGGGGCAGCAGACAATTACCTATACAACCATGAGTCGGGGTATACAGATGATGGCGCAGCATTAGTAGCAAGTATTGAATCTAGCCCGATTGATATGGGTGAGGGCGATCAATTTACTTTTATACGCAGAATTATACCTGATTTTACATTCATAGGTTCTACTAATACAGACCCTACTGTAAATGTCACATTGCAATCCAATAATTTTCCGGGAGGTAATTATTTGCAAAGTGAGGTAGCGCAAGTAGATAGAACAGCTACTTCTACAACAGTGCCTTTTGAAAAATTTACAGATAAAGCTGATGTTAGGTTAAGAGGTAGAGCATTTAGTATAAAAGTAGACTCATCATCTGTAGGTACAAGATGGCGGTTAGGTAGTCCACGAGTTGATATGAGACAAGATGGGAGAAGGTAATGGCTACTAATGTTACACCTTTTCCTAGATTACCGACTCCTGGGAAACAAATAGATGAAAAATATATAACAGATTTAATCAGAGCATTAGAAATATTTTTGCGGCAAATGCAAAATCCTCAGCTTAATTTTCAAGAGGTTCCTACAAGTGGTAACAATAATTTGTTAGAACAAGGGGATATTTATATAGCCGATGGTGGGTTTTTGAAAATAATTGGAAAAACAGAAATATTTAGTGGTAGTTTTGAAGCCACTGGTTCTTTAGGAAGTGTAACAGTATCTGTTTCATAAGGTTGCATAGTGCGGATATTAGGTTTATGATGCAAGCAGCAAGTTTCAGGATTAGCTACCCTGCATCTCATTTTATAAGGAAAGTAAGATGCAAGGTATAGCCACTTTACCCTACGAAGTACAAATGAGACCGATGATCCCTGTCGGTGGTTTAGGAACAGTGCAATCAGCCGCAAAAATGTTGGCTGATTTTGGACGTGAGGGCGATACATATATTGTACATGCTGCCGAAGGTGAAACAGTTATACCACTTGAGGTATTAGAAGCTAACCCTCGCATGAAGCATATGCTTTTCCAACAAATGGAAGATATGGGATTAGAGCCTGAGCGTTATGTAGTTGGCAGTGAGTTTAACAGTTTAAATCCTGTAACTGGTCAGCCTGAGTTTTTCTTTAAAAAGCTGTTCAGAGGCATTAAGAAGATTGCTAAAAAGGTAGCCCCTGCCGTCTTACCTATAGCGTTGTCCTTTATTGCTGGTCCAATATATGGTGCAGCATTAGGCTCTGGTATTACTACTTTATTACAAGGTGGCAATATAAAAGATGCTGCTAAATCTGCGTTGATATCAGGTGGTCTTGGTGCATTAGGTGCTGGCATTGGTAGTAAAGTAGGTGGTGGTGGATTTTTTGAGGGTATCCAAAAAGCTGCATTTAATCCTTTAGAAGCAGCAGCCGCACAAAGAGAAGCATTTAGTAGTATGTTTGATAGGTTTAAAACACCACAAATGACCGACGCGCAATTAACAGATAGTAATGTGATAGGTCCCACATCAACACCCACAACAACAGGTGCGGAACCTATATCTGATAGGGTAGCCAGTATCCCAGAAGTCGGTTCTGGTAGTGGCACTTCTGAAGTAATAACATCAAATACTCCAGAAAAAACCTTTATTGAGAAGTACATATATGATCCAAAACCAGCACAATTTGATGCTGCTTCAGGGCAAATTACTGGTGAAGGTACATTAGAGGGTATATTTAGCCCTAGTAGAAGTAGTCTAGACCCTGTACTTGCTGGTTCAGAAGCTGGTGCTCAAGCAGCAAGTACAATAGCAGAAACGAATAAAGCATTAGCCGCAGCAGGTCAACCAGCATTAAGTAAGCAAGCAGCTCAAAACTTAGTAACAGATGCTGTAACAAAAGCTAGCACCGCAGCTACTGATGCTGGTTTCTTTACAGCGTATGGTCCTGCTTTAGGTGCAGCAGGAACTGCTGCAGGAGCCTATGGTATCGCACAATTATTTCCTGATGATAACCCTGATGATGAAGATCAAGATGGATATCATGATACAACAGGTGTGATGCTTTATAAAGACCAGCCAGAAAAATATGGTTATGGCAGGGATTTTTACGGTGATAACCCTTATTACCAAGATTCTACTTTTACTCCTGGAGCATTGTTTGCTAGAGGCGGTGGTGAAATAAATGGTCCAGGAACCTCTACCAGTGATTCTATACCAGCTATGTTGAGTGATGGTGAATTTGTTATGAATGCAAAAGCTGTTCGTGGCGCAGGTGATGGCGACCGTAGAGCTGGTGCAAAACGCATGTATGATATGATGCGTAAGTTTGAAAGGATGGCATAATGGCTGTCGAAGAGGTAATTACCAGAGAAGCTCCTGATATTGAAGCCTATAAAATTGGGCTTATGGAGCAAGCTAAAGCTCTGACTTCAGCACCGCCCACAGGTGGTCTTCCTGGAATAACATCACAAGGTATGACGCAAGCAGGGCAAGATGCGCTTACTGCTGCTCAAACAGGATTAGGGGCATATCAACCTTATTTACAGGCTGGCTCAACTACTATGGGTGCAGCATTACCTACTTTTCAGGCTGGACAAGCAGCCCTAGGACAAGCACAAGCGACTTATGGTATGGGTACAGGTGCGCCAACACAGGCGCAAATGGATGCCTATATGAATCCGTATCAGCAAGCTATACAAGATGAAATTAATCGTTCTTTTGATCAACAATCAGCACAAGCTGGTTTGACTGCTGCAGGAGCTGGTGCATTTGGTGGTAGTAGAGGTGCAATACAACAAGCTGAAATAGGTCGTAATCGTGCTCAGGCATTAGCTCAATCACAAGCGCAAAACTTTTTGCAAGCTCAGCAAGCTGCACAAAATGAAATGCAACGTTCATTACAAGCTGCTCAAGGGTTAGGCCAATTAGGGGCAACACAAGGACAGTTAGCACAAGGCATTGGTGCATTAGGATTACAACAGGCTGGTCTGGGCGAGCTTGCTACTAAACTTAATATTGCAGATACGGCTAATCTGGCGGCACTTGGTGAACAAGAGCGTGGTATATTGCAAGCACAAGATGAAGCGGCAAGACAAACACAAATGCAACAAATCTATGAACCATATCAACGACTTGGTTTCTACAGTGATATATTGCGTGGTGCTCCAACAAGTCAATCTGTTATTACGACAGGTGCGGCTCCACAGCCTAGTGTTTTAAATCAATTATTAGGTGCTGGTATTGGTGGTCTTAGCCTATATGGTGCAGCACAGAAGGCATTTAGTTAATGGCTGGTCCAGGCGAAGTACAAGATCCAAGACTTAGAGCTCTGTTACTCGGTGGAGGGACAGCGGTAGGTGCTGCGCCATTTGTAGCGAGCGCAATAAAAGGGTCGCTTGATAAAAAATCAAAAGCAAATGAGTTAGCAAATAGGCAAGCTGCTAGAAAAGCAAAATTAGATGCTAGGTTTGGACAAGCAACTCCAGCGGCAGGGCGTGGTGGTTTATCAACTTTGGGACGTTTTGCTGGTCCAGCAGGAGCTGTTGCTGGTATGGTTGTGCCTTCAGGTAATATGGCAGGTCCGGAGGCTACGATGTTACGACCTAATGAAACCTATAGTGATCCTGTACTACAAAGAACTATGTTTAGTGGTCAAGCACCTAAAGCAGATGGACAAGGTATAACATCTGGACTTGAAACATCACCAGAACAAGAAGCCCAAATGGAAGAAGTTATGGGTGATATGTCAGGTATGATGCAAAGTATGGCTGAGGGTATTGATAATGCTAGTGATTATGCTGGTATTATGAATGCTATCCGTGGTGATGAACAAAGTATAGACCAGCGTCGTGGTGAGTTAGCACAATTGATTGGTAAATCAGATGCTGAAAAAACACCTGAATCTGCGCTTACACTTATACAGCCCTCGCTTACTTTACTAGAAGCCACTGACCAAGGCTCTCCAGATTCCCCTGAACCTGTTATGGATGAGGATATATTATCTGCATTAGGTAAAGCTGGTGAGCAAGGTGAGGCTTTGGCTCGTATGGAGATGGGTGAGCAACCTGTAAAAATGTTTAAGGGTGGCTTACAAAATGATGCACAAGCTGCAATGTCTTTCCCAGGAGACCCTGTAGCATTTGCGCCCACACAAACTGGGACGAGTCAACAACAATTATTAAGTGCTCTAGTACAAGGCTTACCACAACCTAAAACATCTGCTGAATTGCTACCTCAGTATCAAGAACTTTATAAAGATTCAGCAAAAGCATATGAGTTAAACCCATACATAGCAGGTCTTAATCTTGCTGCTGCTGTTGCTAATGCACCTGAAGGGGAATTAATTAGCTCTATTTTAGCACCTGAAACAATAAAAGCAGTAAGTGATCCTATCTTGCAGATGGCACAAGCTAGAGGTCAGGGTGATCTATTAGCTAAGAAAGCTGCGATGGAACGTGCAGCTACAGAATCATCTGATTATAAGAAATCTATTCAAGCGTACACCACAGCCGCTATACCGAAAATGTTTGAAAAGGGTAAAATAACCACACAGACAATAGGTAATCAAGTAGTTGTTATTGATGAAGATGCATTAAGGGCTGCTAATGCTGCTGGTACGAAATATCAACCTCTTACTGTAGATGGGAAACTCGCCCCTAATTTCCAAGTCACTAGACTTAGTGATACTCAATGGGTAACAACAGATAAGAATACTGGTGCAAGCACAGTAGGTGGTGACCAAAAAACAACTTGGAAAGAAATAACAACTCAGGATGGTGATATTATTTTTGTAGATGCAAATCGCCCATCAAATTATCAAGTAATAAGTGAGGGCGGTGGACAAATACTTGGCGATGCTAAAGATGGATTTTTCCGTCTCAAAGACGGTGTAATATCACAAGTAAATGTAGCTGGATATACACCTCCTGGAGACCTGACAGAAAGAATGAAGGAAGCGCGAAGGTTTGGTGAGTTGCAAGCGGCGGCAAAAGCTGGAACAATGACTATAGCAGAAACAGGTGAATTAGAGGTGCTTACAAAAGCCCTCATACCAGCGGAAGATAAAACAGAATTTGAAGCTGCTGTTGATCAATACATAACAGGCTATAAAACAAGTATAATTGATGCTATGGGCGAAGGCACAGATGAAACCTACGCTACTGCTAGAGCTAATGAAGTACGACAACTTATGTTGTATGAGTATATACAAGCTAAAACAACGAAACCTGGAGGACAATACGATCCAGAGCAGAGCCTGAAAAAAGCTGCATCCACATCATTACTCAAAGCTATAGATGGTGTAAATGAAACAGCACAGGTAGCCGCAAATCTTGCAAGTCAAGCACAGGTTGTAGCAGAATTAAGTGGTGATCAAGGATTCCGTGGTGGTCAACTTGGTTCTGCAAGATTGACAGTGCTTAATTTAGCTAAAGAGATGGGTATAGAAAACCTTCTTGAGAAACAATTAGGTATTGATGATGGAACATTAGAAGACTTCTTTGGTGGCAATCCTGATGTGGGTAGAGTGCAAGAAGCACTTGGTGAGGCAATGGTTGTATCAATGGCTGGTGCATTCCCAGGAAACCTCAATCAAACAGAAATTGATATTCTTAAATCAGCTGCGTTGGGTATCGGTAAAACTCCAGGAGCGAATAAACTATTAGCAGATACCTTAACGGCTATATCAGAAAGACAAACTAAAGTTGCACAAGAATTGAATACCTTTATTTCAGGTAAACGTGAGGGCGGTGCAGATTCATTTGAGCTTAAATTAGCTTATGATATTGAGAAGTCAAAGTTAGATGCTAAGTATGCAGATCCTGAAACAAATTCAGTATTGCAAAATTTGAGAGAACGTGCAGATGCTTTATCCGACCGCACTGATGATATATCTGGATTAGCAGGTACTTACCCTGATACTGCTGCGTTAGAAGCAGATTATCAAAATCTCATGAATAGATATCCTAATATTTTCCCTACTTTGCCTGCTCGTGGTCCAAATAGACAAGCAGCTCTGGAACGAGCTTTAGATTTCATAGGTCGATAAATGAGTTTAGATTTTACTGATATTGGTGGTGGGAAAGCTGGTGGTACAAGTCTGGACTTTTCTGATTTGCAACCTCCTACAACTCCTGGAGGTGTGTCATTAACACCCATCACAGTGCAAGATACATTTACAGAGCCAGACCCAACAGTAGACAGACAAGCTGCTGAAGACGATTTTGCAGCAGGGGTAAATTTAGTTAATGATTTAGAAGCTAATGGTTTTATTTTGCCCGCGCCCGATGCTCCTCTTTCATTATCTTTATCTGATATGCTTTCACAAGAAACAATTAATGCTGCCGAACAAGCATCTGTATTAGATGCAGAGCGTGTAGAAAATGTATTATTTGATTTAGTGCCAGATTACCAAGGTTCTAATGTTGATCCTAAAGTATTAAGTTTTGGGGATAGGGATAGTTTATCCCGTATGCCGAGATTTGAGCAAAGACAAAGTTATTTCAAAAATAAATTTCCTAGAGGAGAGCTGTTCAGAGTGGATACAGGTGATGGCAACCTTGTAGAAATGTACAAAACATCACCAAATGGTAAAGCATATCGTGTATCTGATGATGTATTTTCTTTTGCTGATATTGGTGGTGGCACAGGAGCTTTTGCTAATTTCACTACTGCAGGATCAGTTCTAGGTTCTATTTACAGTCCTTTTTTAGGAACTCTAAGCGGAGCTTATGTAGGTAATACTATAGATGATGCGATTGCTAATTTTTTAGCTACCCCTGATGGCGAATATTTTAGTGATGAAAAAGACTTTAAAATGAAGTTTTTATCGGGTGACCGCGTAGCTTTATCACTTATCGATGCAACACTAACCAAAGTTCTCCCAGGAGCTGGACGCGCTGGTAAACATATGGTGAAGCAAGGTCTGTCATCTCTTGAGCGTAGATTCGCTAAAGAAGGTGAAGGCCTTATTTTTGAAGGACAGCCAAACACAAGTCTATTGTATGAGCTTGGTGTTTTTAGCACAGTGCCAAAAGCGGTTGATGCACAAAAAGCAGCACAAACCATAGCAAGAGAGACAGGCGTTAAACTCCCTGCTTTAAATATATCACAATTAAGCAGCAGTCAAGTCATGCGAGGCATTGCAAGTCAAGTATCGGGTACTGCTGATACTTTGCCTAAAAATTTATCTAATCAACAATCAAAACTTTTACAAGCCTTAAATGCAAAAGTGCAAAAACTAGGCGGTAATTATGAACAATTAAGTCAAGATGAACTTTACAACTATATTGCGCTGACAAACAAACAGTTAGCAGATGATGTTTTTAATGCATTTAGATTAAACTCAGGTGGAAAAGATTTATTGCCTGAGATAGATGATGCGGCTGCTGCTTTAAGTGCAAGTGCAAGAAAATTTGATGATGGTATAAAAAATGCTATAGACCGTAAATATACAGAAGCCTTCACAGTTGCAGGAATAGATGATGTTGTATTTGATATATCTGATCTTGTAGCAGAAGCACAACGTGTAAAAGCTGGCATACCTATTACTAAACAACCAGCAGGAGGTCGTACAGCAACAGGTAAAGCTCTAGATAAAGATAAAAAATTTGCACCTGAACAAACTGTCCGCACCAGAGATTTTGGTGGTGACCTAGCTAATATCACTAATAAACTTATAAATGTTTTTGATCCTAAAATAAAAAATCTTAAAGCTGTAAAAGGTTCTGGTGAGCCAGAACTAATAAGTTCTTTTAGGCAGTTAAAAGATATACGCGATCAATTAAGTGATTTAATAAATGATGGTGCTGGGGGTGAGGCTTCTAAGGGTGCTACAGACCTTATTAAACAGATAGACAATTTAATACTTAACGGTATTGAAAATGGAAAAGTTACAGGTGGCTCTGACGCATGGCGAAAAGCATACACAGAAGCAGGTGAACTTGTTAAACAACGTATAGATGCTAAAAATTTTACAAGAGTGGGTCAGCTATTTGGTAGGAAAGGCGAAGTCACTCCTGTTGAAGTTGCACAAAATCTATTAGATGGCAGTATTACTTTTGAGACATTAGGCATAATTAAACGTATGGCTAATACCTCTGCTTTGAACGCAACAGAAAAAGAAGCTGGTCAGGCTTTTATAAAAAATATTGGTGATACTTTTGCGAGTTTACTGATTCATAATCCTGATGAGGGATTTAAACGCATATCTGATTTGAAAAAACGTGATTTACGACTGTTCAATACTTTATTTGATAAGCCCACTAAAGATGCTTTAAATGCTTGGGAAATAACTGGAAAGCGATTGGCTAGTGATCCTGTCCAAGCAGGAATGGACGGTTTCACAACGAACGGTGCTACCGCAAAAATCTATGTTGCTGCTCAATACGCTAAAGGTCAAGATGCAGCCGTGGCAAAATTCATTAATGCTAATGGCGGTGTGAGTGGAGATAGAGCAAAACAAATAAGAGCTGCTATTTTAGATGATATTGTTGAAAAAGTTTCCCAAGTACAAAGAGAGGGGGCAGCAAAATCTTTTAGTGAAACTGTAATTAACCCCATACAACTAGCAGAAGAGATGAGAAAGTTTCAGACTTTCCAAGGGGAATACAGAGCTTTTAAACCTTTATTTGGTGAGGTTGATCAAGCTGGTAATTTTGTAAATAAACAAATCAAACAAAATGATGATATGACTTTTACTGGCACATCTGAATTAGATATGTTGCAAAATTTTAAAATTTATGCTGCATTTTTAGGGAATACACCCGACATTGGCGGTGCGTTTTCAACAGGTAATATCCGTGCTTCGTTGTTAGATGTAGGTACGGCAAAATCGGTTGGTGCTCTAAAACATTTATTTACTAATAAATATATATCAAAAGTATTTGCCGCAGAACCCTCAGTTGAACAGCTTGAAAGAGCTATAAAAATTAAAAGTGGCGCGGGAGGAGTTAGGGCAAGCATCGCTTTATTAGAAAATATGTTAGATACTTTAAATTTTGAAGTAGATTTAGTGCCGCCAGATATTACTGCACCAAAAGTCGCACCAGGACAAGAAACTCCTACAGAGGAACGTGAGCGCACTGGTACAGTAGATATGGGTCCTATGGCATCATTATCACCTACTTTGCCACAGATACAACCATCACCAAGCCCATCAGCAGGGACAGGCATTACTAATTTTGCTAATTTATTCCCACAAGATGAGTTGGGGGGTGCTATAGCAAATCGTCGTAACCAAGGTATCCGAGGTTTAGTGTAATGGATCTTGCAGTATTACGAGAACAAATAGAAGCAGATGAGGGGTGTAAGTATGAAATATACTTGGATCATTTGGGTCTGCCTACTTTTGGGATTGGTCACTTGGTCACTGAAGCTGACGAAGAATATAACCAACCAGTCGGAACAACTATCACAGCAGATAGAGTCGCAGAGTGCTTTAATAAAGACGTTGGAACAGTCCTCGAAGACTGTGAAAAATTGTACGCCGACTTTGATTCCTTACCAGAAGAAGTGCAACTAATAATAGCAAATATGATGTTCAATATGGGCTATCCGCGTTTGAGTAAATTCAAAGGCATGAAAGCTGGTGTCGATGCACGTGATTGGCAACAGGCAGCAGATGAGATGGTCGATTCTAAATGGTACAGACAAGTAACTAATCGTGCAGAACGGTTGGTCTCCCGTATGCGGGAGGTCTGATATGGAACCCATATCTACGGCTCTAGCTGGTATCGCGTTATTTAAAAGCGCGGTCGATGGTATTAAGGGTGCGATAAGCACAGCTAATGATGTTGGAGAGATTGCTGGTTATTTGGACAACCTCTTTGAAGGGGAAAAACAAGTCCAACAACGTCGTAACCAAAAGTCTGGACAATCAGTCGGCGATCAATTTGGTATAAAAACAGTAGCGCAAGAAATAATTGATGCCAAATTAGCAAAAGAACAAATGCAAGAAATAGCTAGTATGGTGGATATGCGTTTTGGTCATGGTACTTGGCGAAGCATAGTAGATGAAAGAGCTAAACGTATACGAGAAGCTAAGGAAGCTCAAGCTGCTGCTAGAAAAGCAGCCAGACAAAAACAAAAAGAGTTTGAAGAAAATGTAAAAAATGCTTTCATGGTGGCTGGTGTAATTTTAGCCGTGCTTGGTTTATTCATGTTTTTATTTGCAACTATTGCGAGAGCTACACTATCCATTCTCTAAAATCTTCTGCAAGCACTTGGCTCGCTATATTAATTTTATTCCGTAAGGCTTTGAGAATACGTTCATCTACAGTTTTATCTGCTACAATATCTATATAGGTAACTTTACTTGTTTGCCCGATACGGTGTGCTCTATCCTCACTTTGCAATCGTATTTCAAGGTCAAAATTATTACTGTAGTACACCACTGTCTTAGCTTCTGTAAGTGTTAAACCATAGCCACCTGTCCGTGGTTGTCCTACAAAATACATAAGTGGGTCATTAGGATCTTGGAAACGGTTGACGATAGCTTGCCGATCATCACTCTCTGTTTCACCATAATATGTAGCTACAGAATCTGCGCCATACACTTTTGATATTTCTTGTTGAATAGTTTTTATATCATGCGTAAAGTTAGCCCAGATAATTACCTTACCATCCACTTCCTCAAGCACCGACATAAGTTCTGGTAATTTAGCAGAGTTGAATGTTTTCATCTCACCATCATCAAGTTTTACATGACCTGAGCATACCTGTTGTAGCCTGAGTAATTGTGTAAGGATAGTATCTGTGGTTACAGAGCCTTCTTCAAGCATTGCTAAAGCAAATGTCTTTAAACTACTGTAAACAGACTTTTGTTCATCAGTAAGTTCTACACTACGCTTGATATAAACTTTATCTGGTAAATCCAAACAATCCTCCTTTTTAACTCTAAAACTAAAGTTCTCAAGTATGCCGTTTAGCTTATCCAGATTACGATAACCCACTACTTGATTAAAACTGTGCGCTCCCATGCTACGACGTTGCACAATGGCATATTCATACTGGAAACTGAAGTAACTACTATGTCCCAATAACCATTCATCAAGGAACTCTGCTTGAGTGTACAGATCCATAGGGCTTTTAGTTACTGGTGAGCCTGTGAGTATACGTTTGTAGTGAGCAGATTTACCTATCTTAACAATACTCTTAGTGCGTTTAGCATCTTTATTTTTTATGGTAGTGCTTTCATCAATAGCCATAAGTGATTGATGTGCATTTAAAAAACGCTCAGCCTCACCACAACCTTTCTTAGTGCTAAAGGCTTCTACATTCATAACAAATATTTTAAGATTATCATCTACCTGATATAACATTTTTTGTTTTTCTAGCTGTGTTTTTGTCTGGCTAGGATTCCACAATACAGTATCGTACATAACATGTTCAGGAATATGCGTGGGCAGTTCGCCTTGCTCCCAGTTCCGGTACACACCTTTAGGGGCAACGATCAATGCACCAGTAATCTCTCCACGGACGTAGAGGACACACATATTATCAATAAGAACTTTTGATTTGCCTGTCCCCATATCCATGAAGTAAGCAAATTCTTTCTTGTTCCAAGACATTTTCAAAGCCTCGAGCTGATGCTCATATGGCTGGTATTTAAATTTGTAACGCATGACACCGCTTTCTATTGGGTACTTTGTATAATAGCACAAGAAACAAAATCCTGTATACCGTTTTATGTTCTTGTTGTATCTCGCGTAGGGGCTCAAAGTAAGTATTTGTAAAAGAATAAAACCCAGATATCAGATATCAGATATTAAAATATCGGATGGATCACAAAGATAACTTTTTTGTTTTAACCCTATATATAAAAGTGTAAGGTGGCATTGTTTGGTAATAACACCAGACTAGAAAGCAAGCGGAGTAGAAAGCCGTGACAGTCTACATAACACAAGAAGTGCGTGGTAGAGATATCACAGATGCAGTTGCCTTTGGTGATTTGCAGATACTTGTTCCAGCCAAGGAACAGGTTTCATTCAGCACTCAGCCAACGGTTCGTAGGATTGCTCGTGGCCTTCGTAACTTTAATGATGATGACTACCTATTACTATCAGGAGACCCATTATGCATAGGCATTGCTTGTGCAGAAGCAGCTCGCCTGAATATGGGTAAGTTCAAAGCATTAAAGTGGGACAGGCTAGAGGAACGCTATTACCCATTGGAAGTAGATCTATACCATAGGAAGGAGTCTAGTAATGGACTTTGAAAGTGTAGCTGGAGACCTAACCAGCATAAATCAATCAGGTATCAGCACTGTTAGTAACCTATGTAAGCAACAGATTACGTTAGAACAACGTGTCGCTGATCTTGAGTTAGAGTTAAAGGAAGCCAAGCGTGAGTTGCGTAAAGTATCGGAAGATTTACTTCCGGCTGCGCTACAAGAGCATGGTGTTACTGAACTCAAAATGGACGATGGCAGTGAAATTAGTGTTGCACCTTATTATAGTGCCAGCATTGCCAAAGACCGAGCTGAGGAAGCCTTTCAGTGGCTTACTGCGGCAGGGCATGGTTCGCTAATCAAGAATCATGTTACAGCGGCTTTTGGTCGCGGTGAGGATAACCTTGCCAAAGATTTGCTTGCCGAGCTAGGACAGCGCGGTATGCAAACGCAGACAAAAACTTGGGTTGAACCCATGACACTCAAGTCTTTTGTAAAGGAACAGGTAGAAAAGGGTGAAAATTTGCCGTATGACCTGTTGGGTATATTCGTGGGGCAGCGAGCCAAAATACGGAGGTAGATATGGCAACAGAAGTAGCTAAGAAAGAGTCTTCTGCTGTAGCAGTTGCACAGTTTGAAGATATTGGTGGGTTGGGTTTTGAAGAAACCACATCCCAAGATATGGCAGTACCGTTTCTACGGATACTGGCACAGTTAAGTCCTCAGGTAAACAAACGCGATGGTGCGTATGTAGAGGGTGCTGAAGCTGGCATGATGTTCAACACAGTAGCTAATAAAGTATACGATGGTGAAAATGGTGTGACTGTTGTGCCATGCTATTATAACCGTCGGTATGTTGAGTGGGCTCCTCGGGAAAAAGGTGGTGGATATTTTGGTTCATACAATCCTGATGACCCTATTGTCAATACGACTACTAAAAATGAGCGCGGTGAGGATATACTGCCTAATGGTAATATTCTTACAAATACAGCGCAGTTTTTTGTAATCCTACTGGATAGTGATGGTCCACAGCGTTGCCTAATTACTATGTCTAGCACACAGTTAAAGAAGGCTCGTAAGTGGGTGACACAAATGCAAGCACTCACTGCTCAAGGTAAGAACGGTCCGTACACTTTACCTATGATGTCCCATAAATACCAAATGACCACTGTTGCTGAGAGCAATGATAAAGGTAATTGGTTTGGTTGGGATATTGCTAAGATCGGTCCGATTAGCCTTGGTGATGCTGAGGAAGCTAATGTTTTTGAGATGGCTGTTGCCTTTGCTAAATCAGTAAAGGCTGGTGAAGTTGAGGTAAAGGAAACTGCACCTGAAACAAGCACTCCTCAACAAGATAAAGACGGTGACGATGATATGCCGTTTTAAGTACGACCGCAGGGGTTGATCGCCCTGTAGTTGCTCGGGAGGGTAGTGTCTAGGTATCAACTAACATTACTCTCCCACCTTTTTCATTGGAGAAAGCAATGACATTAGCTGAACAATTTTTAAAGCTGTTTGATGGTAATAAACGTGCTCATGGTGTGTTTAATCCTGATGAACAACGTGGTGATGGTAAACGTCTAGGCGTATATAAAATAATTAAAGAATCACCCACAGAAGAACTTTGGCAACAGCATTTAGATGGTAAGCAAGGGCTTGGTATTATACCCATACGAGATGATAGCTTATGTAAATGGGGTGCGATTGATATTGATACGTATGATGTAGATCATAAATCATTAGTTAATAAATTAAAGGAAGCTAAGATAGTTGGTTGGGTGGGTCGCAGTAAAAGTGGCGGTGCTCATATTTATTTTTTCTTTAAAGATGCGCTGAAAGCTGAGTTTGTGCAATCTAAACTCACTGAGTTAGCTGCATCATTAGGCCATGCTGAAGGTGAGATATTCCCCAAACAGACAACTATATTAGTTGACCGTGGTGATACTGGTAATGGTTTAAATATGCCGTACTTCAAAGGTGATTTAAGCACACGTTCTGTTTATGATTTTAAGGGCGAGCTTATGTCGCCAAAGGATTTTGTAAATAAAGCTGCAAGATACTTAATAACGCCTGAGGATTTTGAAAAGTATCGTATATCTAAACCAGAACCAAAGTTAAAGGATGGTCCACCCTGTTTGAATGCGCTTTGTGAGCAAGGGTTTGGTGAAGGCTCACGCAATAATGCTCTCTTCAACTTAGGTGTGTACGCACGAATGTTTGACTCTGATAATTGGGAGGCATTAGTGCAGCGATACAATGTAGATTATTTACATCCTCCACTTAGTCATACTGAAGTTGGAGCAGTAATCAAACAGCTACAACGTAAAGACTATTACTATAAATGTGAAGACCAACCCATCAAACCTTTTTGTAATAAGGATATATGCGTTACTCGTAAATTTGGTGTCGGTCCAGCTGGTGTGCAAAACCAGATGTCTAGCCTTACCAAAATAGATGGGGATCCACCTATATGGATTCTTGATGTAGATGGTCAGCGTGTAGAACTCAGTACAGATGGTTTGATTAGCCAGACAAGGTTTCAAAAAGATTGTGTGGCACAAATAAATAAATTACCGATAGCTGTTAGCCAAAGAGCATGGCAGACCAGAATACAGCTATTGTTAGATAACTTAACTATTGTAGAAGTACCACCTGACGCTACAATAAAAGGTGAGTTTGAGGATTTACTATCACAGTTTTGTACTGATAGAGCTAAAGGCACAGAGCGTGAAGATGTACTACAAGGCGTTGCTGTATGGCTTGATGAAAAAGTATTTTTTCAAGTTAAAGATATTAAAAAGCATCTTACAGTAAATGATTTTAACCATTATACCTCAAACAAAATAACATTAAGACTTCAAGGGTTGGAAGCAGAAAAAATGTTTTGGCGTGTGAAAAATAAAGGTGTGCATGTATGGTCATTGCCACAAGGTTATTTTGCGGATAGCCAAGAACCATTGGAGTTACCAGACTTACCCGAGCAAGAAGAAATACTCTGATGAATATAATACTCGGACCTCCAGGGACAGGTAAAACAACTTATCTACTAAACAAGGTCGAAGAGTATTTACAAAAGGGTATCCCACCAGATCGTATAGGTTATTTTGGTTTTACTCGCCGTGCAGCAAGTGAAGCTATTGATCGTGCTTGTGAAAAATTTAAACTTCATAGACGTGACTTACCTTTTTTTCGTACCCTTCATAGCTTGGCATTTATGCAAATGGGCATTAACCATAATCAGATTATGACTGCTGATAAGTTCCCTGAGATTGGTGAGTGGTTAAAGATCGGTGGGTTTTTTAATTCAGGGCTGACAGACCAAGGTCCGTATAAAGATTTTGGTTATGGTGATAAATTTTTAGAGATAATAAATATATCTAGGATACTGCAACAGCCTTTACGCAAAGCCTATAATGAATCTACTGTGCCTCTAAAAACAGATTGGGCAAGAGTTGATTATGTTGATAGGGGTCTAAGAATGTGGAAGGATAGATATCAGTTATTTGACTATACTGATATGTTAGAGCAGTTCTGTCACAGAGAGTTAGCACCAAGATTAGAGGTAGTATTTATTGATGAGGCACAAGATCTATCACCTTTACAATGGAGGATGGTACATTTATTAGAGGCCAATTCTAAAGAGATGTTCGTGGCTGGCGATGATGATCAAGCCATCTTCCGTTATGCGGGAGCAGATGTAGATTACTTTATAGGACTCGAAGGTAGTGTAACTGTGCTCGACCAAAGTTATAGGATTCCATCCCTCCATCACACACTTAGTCAAAAAGTTATCCAACGCGTCGTCGACCGTAGACCCAAAGAGTTCAATCCTAGGAATGAGGTAGGTGCTGTCCATTGGCACAGACACTCCGAACAAGTTGATATGTCCAGTGGCGAATGGCTCTTACTTAGCCGTACAACAAGAGGTGCAAAGCAAATAGAAGAAGAAGTACGCCGACGAGGTCATCTATATGTCTACAATGGCAGTAAATCTATTGATGGTAAAGTTCTTGAAGCTGTGAGGCTTTGGGAAAATATGCGTAATGGTAGTACCCTCACAGCAGAACAAGTGCGTATCGTGTACAGTCAGATGCTGTTAGGTAGCCAAGTAGAGTACGGACACAAGACCTTTAATAAAGGACAATCAGACCAAAGATATAGTATGCAAGACCTACAAGATTTCTATGGTCTGCTACATACTTTGCCGTGGGATGAAGGATTAGGTAAGATATCTGAAACAGATAAGCGTTACATAAAGGCTTGTCTGCGTAAAGGAGAATCTTTAACAGAGGAACCTCGTATACGGATCTCTACTATTCATTCAGCTAAAGGCGCACAGGCAGATAATGTTATGCTTCTCACTGATACTATGCGTCGTTCCTATTCTATGTGGCGTAAGTTTGAAAACGAACATTTGGATGAAGCTCGCGTGTTTTATGTGGGTCTTACTCGCGCTTTACAACATCTTCATTTGATACATCCTATGCACAGTAGAGGTTATCAAATCCCAGCATAATTGTCAAAGCGACTTGTTTATGGTTGCGCTCCAAAAGCTGCACCTATTAAATAAAGGCATAACCAAAACAGCCATAGAAGGGGCTTATTATTATGTCAGAAGTAAAATACCTTACCAAAGAGCAGTTCCAGCGGCTTAACAACCGCGCTATCAAGCGTAGTGCTAACCGCACGGTCAAGCCTAAGTTTATTGACAATTTGTCAGAGGGCTTAAAGTTTCCGATTATTGAAACACTGCTACATAATGATGTGGAGATGCGTTGCCACATCGCAACCAGTTCCGAGGGTAGCACATGCTGGTTGGACATTACTTTGTCCGACTTTGATGTATTGCCAACGGTCGACACCAGTGCTTAACATCTTGTAGAAAGGAGATATATTATGGCACATATGGTAGAAACAATGGCTTATGCAGGACAGGTTCCTTGGCATGGGCTTGGTGAAAAAGTTGAGCATAATCTTACACCTGAAGAGATGCTCAAAGCCGCAGGGCTTGATTGGACAGTAAGTAAACGTCCCGTTTATTATGCTGATAAACCAAATACATGGGATCTTAATGACCCACGCGGTGAAGCAGATTTGCTTCGCGCTAATGAACATTATGTGGTTGTTCGTGATACAGATAACCGCGTATTATCCCACTGTGGTGAGGGGTTCATACCTTTCCAAAACCATGAAACAATGTCCTTCTTTAAAAAGTTTACTGAGGCAGGGCATATGGAGATGGATACTGCTGGTAGCCTAAGTGATGGCGAGCGTGTCTGGGGCTTGGCTAAAATCAAGAAGGGCTTCAAACTAGCTGGCGGTGATGATATTGAAGGTTACTTACTTATGGCTAACAGTCACAAAGTTGGCACAGCTATGACGGTAATGTTCACACCCATCCGCGTAGTATGCAATAATACGATTACCTTGGCTCTCAACCAAGAGGGTACGACTGGTAAGTTCCGTGTATTACATTTGCAAATGTTTGATGAGGAAATTATGCAAGCCGCTGAGACTGCACTTGGTATTAGTGGTGAGCAAATGGCTAAGTTCCAAGAACAGTCAGAGTTCCTTGCCAGTAAGCGAGCCACTAAAGAGCAGATAGATAACTACATTGCTGAGTTGTTCCAGCCTAAATTACTTATTGAACGTGCTAAGTCTAAAGAGTCTGACTTACCACCATTACATGAGGAGTTTAGCAAAACATCACAGTCAATACTGGAGGCTATTGAAACATCTCCAGGACATGACCTTAAATCTGCTAAAGGAACTTGGTGGGGAGCACTCAATGGTGTGACATATGTTATGGATCACCAAAAGCGAGCCAAGACTCGTGACCATGCATTAAACTCTGCATGGTTTGGTTCAGCCGCTACTACTAAACGTAAGGCTATGACCAAGGCACTTGAGTACGCCGCATAAGATGTGGAGGTGGGCAGAAGCCCACCTCTCGCCTGATGCCCTGCTAAGAGAGAACTTTTAGTGGGGCATTGGAGTATTTAATGCTTGCTTGATTCCCTATATGTAGTTAGAGTTTTTATATTAGCCCCATAGAAAGGAGGCACTCATGGCAGCTATCAAAACTTATGCGGTGTTAGAAAATGATAATACCAGTAATCGTAACGATGCCTACTCTTACTTTGTATTCAAATCCTTGCGTGAGTTAAAGGCGTGTAAAGAACTAAACGAGCATAGTATTGTGTTTGCTGAAGTTCAACAGTTACAGGATACCTATAGTGAGGAAGAGTTGCGGAGTGTAGTTGCCGCTACAGTTGGTGAGTGTGCCTTACCAAATTTCCCTAGCTTTCATAAAAACTTTGCAGAGTTTGTACATGAACGAGCTAAAAAATATAAACCTGTTTTAAAGGAGAAACAAATGACTGCTGAAATAGTAGATATTACGCCGGAGCCACAGGGTATTGCGTCTGTTGCCACAGAAAAACCAAAGCGTGTGGCAAAATCTAAGTATGATGAAAATGCTAAAATACTTTTGCCTACAGGATCAATGGGCATGTTCGTTAATCCATATCGTAAAAATAGTAATCGGTGGCATAATTTTGAAGCCTTAACCAGATCGGATACAGTGGGTGAGGCTCTTGCTGCTATGAAAAAGTTAAGTCCAGGAGGCAATAGTGTTGATATTCGCCTTGCTATTGAAAAAGGTGCTATCAAGCTAGGAGAATAATTATGGAGAACATAGAAAGGTTCTGCTACTGGATTAATGAGCGTCATGCCATTTATCAAAAAAGAGCCAAGGGGCTTCCTGCCCCTTGGACAGAAGACACTATCTTACAACAATATAAATTCACAAACCCTTTCCGTGAGAATGATAGGGTAACTGTTTGGATGCGGCAAAACTGGACAAAGCCAAATGATAACCGCCCACATGGTGAGATGATATTTAACTGTTGTATGTTTCGTATGGTTGGAACTAGTGAGTTTGCTGAAGCGCATGGTTGGGTAGAAGAGTTTAATCCTGAGCATACTAAGTCTTTGATTGAAGAAAGGTTGAAGCAGGGTTTACGGACTTTTACTGGTGCATATATAATCACTAACCAAGGACTCAAAGCACCTAAATCGGAGGTAGTTGTTGACCATTTCCTTTCGCCAATATGGGAAAACAAAGAAGCGTTGGCGCAGATTGCCACCGAAACACAGTCGTTGGAAGAAGTACACAAAGCGTTGGCGGCATATAAAGGATGGGGAGGGGGAGGTTTTATGTCATACGAGGTTGTTACCGACCTCAACTACACACCAGTCCTTGCCAAAGCCGAAGACAAATACAAATGGGCAAACGCTGGTCCGGGAGCAAAGCGTGGCCTCAACAGGATCCACGATAGGCCGCTCACAAAAGCATTAGGTGCTTATCAAAGCAATAGGGAGATGCAAGATTTACTCGAAGATTCACACCGTTATCTTGGCAAACACATCCCGACTTTGGCGGTGGATATGCGCTGTATTGAACATAGCTTATGCGAGTGGGATAAATATGAGCGCGTTAGGCTTGGTCAAGGCACTCCGCGTAGTAAGTATAATGGACTACAGAGTTCAGTGCTGGAGGCTCCGATTGGGACGGTGGCGTAATTATGTTGTGTCCAAAATGCAATGGCAAATCCGAGGTCGTAGACAGTCGTCCTTATCAAGGCACAATACGGAGGAAGAGGAACTGTCCGAAATGCAAATACAATTATCGGACATTGGAACTATTAGAGCCGCAAGAGCCGCCGAAGCCGAAGCCGAAAGCAGAGCCAAAACCCAAAACCAGAAAACGAGTGTTAAAACCAAAAAGAAAACAAACGATGTTTGAGCTCGATTACATGAGTGATGAAGAATTAGAAAGGGCAGTGCTTGAAGGGCAAGTAAGGTTTGATGAGGATGAGATATGATACCAATATATATTCCAACTAGGGGCAGGATGAATAACCAAGTTACTTGGCAAAGCATTGGTCCGGAGGGCAGAGAGCATGCTGTTCTTGTATGCCCACAAGATGAAGTAAACTGGCATACGAGACAGGGTCGGTATTGTTTAAATCGTGGTGATTTAAAAGGTATCAATAATGTAAGGCAGTTCATATTAGAACATGCCGTGGAGCAGAAGCATGATAAAATTATTATTCTGGATGATGATCTTATATTTGGTCGCCGCATACATGGGCTGGCTCCCAACTTAAGAAAAACAAATCAAGAAGAGATGCATGAGTTATGGGAGCGCATGGAGTGGTTGTTGAATAACTTTACTCATGTGGGACTTAGCCCAAGGCAAATGAATGATAAGCACTTCCCTGATACAGTTAAGTATGGTATGCGACAAAATGCTGTTCACGCCATACGTCCTGAAATTATTCATGGGTTGGGCATACGTTATGATACTATGGAGCTTATGGAAGATTATTACGTTACACTTGAGTTATTTAAGCATGGTCATGGTAATGCTGTAATTGTTGATTGGACATGGGATCAGCGTGGTGCTTCAGGTGCTGCTGGTGGCTGTAGTTCATACCGCAATGCAGAGTTACAAGAACGTGCGAGCCTTGCCCTTGCTGAAAAGTTTCCTGATTATGTAAAAGCTGTACAGAAAGAAACTAAAACAGGTTGGGAGGGTATGAAAACACGTTGGGATGTTCGCGTACAATGGCGAAAGGCTGCTAAAGATGGCAACTGTATCTAACCATTATCAAGACCCACCTAATTCTATACAAATAGAATTAACTGAGGGATGTAACCTTGCTTGTTCTTTTTGCGGTATACAAGCGATACGTGA